GTCGTTGAGATCGTCGCCATTACTGCGGCCTCATCTGCGGTGCCATCTCTACGGTCTGCTGCACCGTCTCTACGCCGACCGCACGCCCATCGGGGCCACGGACGATGCGTTTCGGGCCGGTCAGCGAGGCAAGGGCGGTACGGATGCCCGACATACCTTCGGTCTGCGCGGAGGCCATGTTTTCGTAGAGTGCGGCGAGGCGATCCATTGCGGCTTTGACCTCTGCGCCCATGTCCTGCACCACGCGCTCGGTGACCTGTTGCTGCGCTTCTAGCATCGGGATGTCTAAACCCGGATTGGCTTGAATACGCGCCACCATAACCTTCGTCGCAGCGTCCAGTTCGGCCTTGAACCGTTCCATCTGCTCCTTCTGCTGAAGTTCCTGCGCCTTGAGTTGGGCCTCAAACTGCTGCTTCTGTTGCTCCAACGCAACTTCCTGCTGCATCTTGGCCTGTTCCAACTGCATCTGCGCTTGCGTCTTGGCAGCGTCGGCTTGCATCGTCATCTGCGTTTTCTGCATTTCGGCTTGCGCCTGTGCTTGCATTGCCTCGGCCTCTGGGTTGCCCTTCGGCTGTGCGGCAGACTGTTTCATTTGCTCCAACGCTTGATCCAATGCGCCCTCAAGCGGGCGGGCCGTCTTGAACGCCTGTACGCCGAACTTGAGGAGGTCAACCATGACCGGCACCATCTCGGGGGCGTTCTGCCCCACGGGTAGGGCTTGCTGCAAGAAGCCGCCGAACGCTTGGATAAACTCCAGCCGGTCGCGCTTGTTCTGCATCTCGTCAATCTGCACAAGGCTGTCGGCAGCGATGTCAATGCGGAAGTTACGCAGCGGCTTGTTCTGCAACAACTGGAGGGCTTGCGGGATCAACTGCTGATCCTGTTCGCTCATCTGGTTGGCAGCGGCGTACTCCAGAATGGTCTTGGGCTGGTACTTGAGGCACATGATCTGCGCCTTGAGCCGAATGACCTCTGTGGCGAATAGCGCCACATCCTCTTGCATGGAGCGGAGGCGTAGCCCTGCGTACTGGCCTTTGATCTGCTGTGCTGTTGCCGTCTCACTCGCAGCCGACTGACCACGGATGATGTCGGCAATGCCGGTGATCTCGTATATCTGGCCCTTGATGTCAGCGCGGGCTTGATAGCATTGCAGGAGACATTGGGCGAGCGTGTCTAGCGGGAGCAAGTCAATGCTGCCCTTAAGTCCACCCTTCTCGCTAAAGGCTTGCCACTTGTCCACCGGGATTAGGGCGTTGTTGTCGCCCTCGGTCATCAAACGCTGGAGGGCGGGCTGCGATGCGTCATACACGCCACGCACGCGCAACGCCTTGACCAAGCCATCAATGCGGTCGGACAGAATGTCCAACTCCATCGCCTGATCTTGGTACAGCACGAAGTCGGGAACCGGCACAAGGTTGTCCGAGGTCGTGGTCGCATATAGCGGTTTCGGGCAGGGGAAGAATCCCTCAAGGCCGAGCGGGTCATCGCGTACATCAATGACCTGTGGCATACCCTTGACGAACCAGTAGACCTTCAGCGTCTCTTTATCCCATAACTCGCATATCTTGGCGAGGTTCTGCTGACGCTTGCTGTCACGGTAGGCGTTTAACTGATCTGGCCCCTGATCCATCGGGATACGACGGGCCATTTCATCGCCAAAGCGTTCGGCGAGGGCTTCGCGGGTCATGTACACCCAGCGCCACACCTGTCCGACTTCTTCCCACGTTCGGGCCTGTGAGTGTCCAAAGTCCTTCCAATGGACGTAATCCACCGGGGCGCACTCGTAGTCAATTTCTTCTAAATCGGGTGGCGCACCCTCACCGCGCTCAATGTCCTCGGTGACCTGTACGCCATCGTCCTCAATGCCAATTGGGCTAACGTGCGGCTCGTATCGCACCCATGCCACACCGCGACCGCCGAGGAACCGATCCTCTACGCAGTATTTCATCGTGGCGCGGAAGTCTGGGTAATGCTCAATCTCAAAGTCCAACGCCCGCTCAATGAGGCTTGCGGCAACACGGCCTACTTGGTCGTTGTCACCAAAGCGGCGGGATACGTCGGCCTTCGGAAGTTTCGCGTAGACAGCGGGGATCAGCGTTTGGACGTTGCTCCAAAGGATGTTGAACTTCGCCGTCTCATTGCCCGACTGCCCGCGGGTATCGTCGCGGTAACGCTTGATGAGTTTCTTGGTACGCGCTTGCCACTTGGCAAACTCGTTGTCGTACTGGCCGATAAGGCGCAGATACCTGTCTAACTCTGAACTGACCGGCTGTTCCATTACGCTTTATTCCTTGCGCTAATTGCCTTCGCCTTGGCCTTTGCGTCCTCTTTGCTGGACGCACCCCACGCTCGTAGCGCGAGGGCGAGGCGGGTTGGCTCACCGTTCTTTTCCATCGGCCCTGCCATATTGCCCATGCGGGCGAGGAACGATGCGCGGCGCGGATTGTCGCCTGACTTCACGGGAGGCTTCAGCGTCCCGCCTGTCTCGGCCTTGTAGGAAGCACGACCCTTGGCGTTTAGACCGCCCTTTGGGTTCTTCCCCTCACTCCGCTGCCACGCCGCGCTCATTTGTTTTCGGGCTTCACAGTCTTGGCTGACTCACGAAATGCCTTTGCGGTCGGTGCGCCCTTCTCACCCGGCTTACGCATACGCTCACCGCTACCGGCAGCAATGCGCTCGCGTTTAGCGAGGATGTTGGCGTACAAACCGGCTTTGCGTCTGCCGTCCATTACGGCGTGAACAGGCCGACCACGGTGATCGTGGCGTTGCCGAGGGTCGTCGCCGTGACGCTGCCCGTGGTCGCAATGTTCAGCGGGATGGTATAGATGCCCTTCGGCGTATCAGCCGGGAGGGCGGCAATCGTGACGCCACCAACCGCAAGGCTGGCATTTGCCGACACCGCAGTCGTGACCGCCACTACGGCGTGGTGAACGTAATCGGCAGTCTTGCCGAACGTGCTAGTCGCTGAACCACCGACCACCACGTAGGAGTATCGGTATGGGTTATTAACTCCGCTCATATTCTCGCTCTCCGTGGCGAACGCTCATGCGCCGTCCACATATCGTTAAGGGTGACCTGATTTTGCGGCCCGACGATCAACGCCTTTGGTTCCAGCGCGGTGACATTCGTCGGCTCTTGTCGCCACGCAATCGCTAACATCCGAAAGGCATCGGCAGGGTGACTCGTCCAATCGTGACGAGGTGTATGCCGAAACGCCTTTTTGTCCTCGTCGTATTCTCGCTGATATTGCCTCAAGGCTTCAATACCATCTTCACACCGTTTGTCAAACCATACTCGTGGGAGCATATGGCGCACCGCTTGGATGCCGTCTTGCACCGATAGGTCGGGCACGATGGCAAGTTTGCTGACACCGAGGAACTCGGCTAACTGCTCAATGATGCTCTTGCCGCCAGAGGCCAGCGTCTTGGCTTTAGCGTCATGCGGGAGCCAATGCTTGCCGTATCGGTATCCTCGGTCACGGATGATGCCCGCGAGGTCAGCAATGGATGCGCCCGAGATGCTGAAGAAGTCTACAACGTGAATCTCACCGCCCACGACCTGATAGAACCAGCACGCGGTATCGTCTTTGTAGCCCAAGTCCCATGCGGTGTGTACGGGTAGATGCTCGTCCACGGGAACGTGCGTGATGCGGCTTTGATCCTGCGCCTCTCGCAACTCTCGCCCGTAAAAAGCACCGAGGATGGCAGCCTCAAAACTGCACTCGTACTCCTGTAGGTACTGATCCTCGGTCAACTGCGCTCTAGCGGCGGCTAACTCCGATTCTGGGAGTAGCCGGGACTGACTGGCCGGTAGGCGCAACAGGAACCAATCGCCGGGATCTTTCTGTGCGGTCTGGTATATCTGCCAAAACTGATTCTTGCCCTTTGGCGTACCCGCAAAGACAGCCCAGCCTTGTTTGTCTGACAGCGCGGGACGAATAACGTTCCCGAATACGCTCGGCTTGAAGTCGCCGTATTCGTCAAGGTAAATGCCGCTGAAGCCTAGACCACGCATCGCATCTGCGTTGTCGGCACCGAACAGGCTGACCTTGGCCCCGTTCGTCAGCACCATCGTCATCATCTGCTCGTTGATGTCCTTAATGATCGGGGCTGCGTAGAACTTGAAGTAATCCCACGCGATACGGCGTGCTTGGTTCTGGTAGGGGGCGACGTAGCCAAACAACCCATTGGGGGCTTGGTACATCGCTGCGGCCCGGATGATGTCGTTGACGGCTGCGACCGTTTTTCCGGCTCGTCTGTGCGCGACAAGGCACGCCCACCGTTTAGTGCGGTCATGGAAAGGCATGAACGCCCTGCGCGGGTTGTACGGCAGCAGGATGTCAGTCAATCGGTTTGCCCCAGCGGAGGACGGTTTCGGTCTTTTGTGGCCCGCCGTTCTCGCCTGTCACCTCGGTGCGCTGGAGTTTCGGGACATGGTATTCCAGCAATGAGGTGAACGAGTCAAAGGCGGCCTGTGCGCCCTTCTCGGCTGCAATCTCATCTAGCCACGATTGGAGGCGGTCTGCGTTACCGTCAACGAACCGTGCGACGGCCTCTCTGGCAGCCGCAGTCGCCTTATTAGGCGTTCCTGCTTGCCTTCCACCTGTTTTCTTGCCTTTTGCCATGTAGTTCGCTCTAGTTTAGATCACTAGTGTAACAATCAGATGGTTTTTGTGCCTTATTTTCGGTTTATCAATTCGTTTACTGGAACGTCATACGATTTAAATGGATAGGTTTGGCGGCGTTGTTCCTTGGTCATACCAAGTCTTGCCTGAACCGCCCTTGCCTCGGCCTCACCGGCTAACCGTTTGTACTGTTCCCGAGGGTCAGCCATCGTTTCTACCCGCTTTAATTCGTACATCATGTCCCGAATTTCGGGGTCAGCGAGTGTTTCCGGCTTCGCTCTTTCAAAGCCGCTAATGATGAATTCGCCATCCTTGTGGCGATCTGCCGCCATTTGCCCAATTTTGCGGCGTAAACGGTTGATTGTTTCTTCCCGTTCGCCCGCCGACATGATTTTAAATTGGTCAGGGTTGCCGCCACGGGCAAATTTTTCCTTGGCCTGAACGGCGTGCTGAAGTTCATGCGCCAATACCGACTTGATCTCGGGTCGGTTGCGTCCACTAACCCCAATTTCAGGATCAAGCCCAAATGTTTCTCGGGTCGCTGGCACCCGCTCTTGGAAATACCCAGTTTCAGGCACATCAGGCTTCACGCGCATCGTGGTAAGCGTTTCTTCCATGATGTCAGGGTATGCAGCCCGCATTGCCGGGTTGAATACTGCTTCGTTGACGTTATAGGCCCGTGATCGCCCTCCCGGCAAACCATATCCGGGTTTAAACGCCATTTCGTCTGGGATTTCTTGCCGCAATTGATCGTCGGTTCCGCGATAAGTTCCCGTCTCACGCCAAATAGTTTCGGGGTCTGCCCCTGCGGCTTCCATTTCCTCGGCTCGTTTGGCGGCAGCGGCATCCCATGTCTTTGCCGACTTGCCGATAAAGATTTTCTGCATCGTCGGGTCGTACTGTTTAAGCGCACCCGCAAGTCGCCCAAGCGGTAACGCAGAGGCTCCTGCCATCGCCATGCCAGCCTCGTCATCGGCTCGGCGGGCGCGTTCAAAGTCACGGGCGGCGAGGGCTGGCCCTACACCCGGCACAAGGCTTCCACCCATTTCCAGCGCCATGTCTATGGCATCGGTGTCCTGCGGCTGATCTAGGCTCGTCAGGCGCTCGTAGCGGCGTTTTACGTCGGCCTTGTCACCAAGGTACTTGAGTGCGGCAGCGACTTGTTCGCGGCGTACTGGCATGACTATGCGAGATTGGTCAACTTGTAGCGTAGAGACAACACTTCGTCCACGACCGAATCAAACAGGTTGA